GCTACTTTAGCTTTATCTTCTGAATTATTTACAATGGCTACTACACCTTTGGGAGTTGCTGGAGTTTCTGAATTTGGTGTTGTTATGTTAAGAGAAAACAGAAAAATAACAACTATGATCAAAGACTACAGAAGAGGTGATGGTTTTGGCGTCGCTTAGTTCAGTTAGAGATGGTTTAAAAACAACAATTGAAAATGTATCTGCTTTAAGAGTCCATGATACAATTCCAGATATTATAAACCCTCCGGGAGTTGTTATTTCTCCCGATCGTATTGAATTCGCAACTTCAATGCAAAGAGGTTTTGATGAATACAATTTTGACTTGCTTGTCTTAGTCAGCAGGGCTAGTAGCAGATCAGGACAAGATGAACTTGATTCTTATATAACTGGATCAGGATCTAATAGTATAAGACAAGTTATTTTTAACAATGCTACATTAGGATTATCGGAAACTGACGCATTCGTTGAGTCAATGACCGGATATAATGCTAGTTATGAAGCAAATGGTAGAGCGCTTATTGGCGCAAACCTAAGCGTTAAAGTTATAACTAAAGGAACAGCATGAAAGTAAAAATTATATCTGATAAATTAGTTTTAGGAAAAAAAGATGAAGTAATTGATCTTGATAATGGTCAAGCCGAGTCTTTAATTAAATCAGGTCACGTTAAAGAAGTAAAAGCAAAGAAAAAAATTAAGGACAAAAAATAATGGCTGCTTTTATATTAAAAGATGGTAAGTTTGTTTTAAATGGTTACGATCTTTCTGGATTTGTAAGGTCAATGGATCTTTCACTAAGCACAGCTGAAATAGATGTTACAACAATTGATCAAGATTCAATTAAAAAAATTGGTGGTTTAGAAGATCTTAGTATTTCAGCAGAAGGATTTTTTGAAGCTGGAGTTGATAAACCGGACGAATTATTTGGATCTAATTTAGGATCTAATGTAAATTTTGCTGTTGCTGCAGATAACGGAAAAGGAAATTCTGCGTATTTCGGTGGTGGTCTTGAAACTAGTTATTCAATATTTGGTGCTGTTGGTGAAGCTGCACCGTTTCAATTTAATGGATCAGGAACAGAAACAAAACACGTTAAAGGAACAATTGAAGATCCGGGAACAACAGCAATCACAGCTAATGCTAATACAACTGGATTTGAATTAGGTGCTGTTACTTCTAGTCAAAAACTTTATGCTGCAATATTTGTTTTTACTCCTTCTGGTACTAGTCCAACTCTTGATGTAAAAGTTCAATCAGATGACAATTCAAGTTTTACTTCTGCAACTGATCGCATAACTTTTACTCAAGCAACAGGCAAAACTTCAGAAATTAAAACAGCTGATGGAGCTATTACAGATACACACTATAGATTTAATTATACGGTTGGAGGATCTACTCCAAACTTTACACTTTTCGGAATAATCGGAAAAAGATAAGAAAGGATAAACAATGGCTGCATTCGTACTTAAAAACGCTTCGGTGGTTTTAAATTCGGTTGATATCTCAGATCACGTGGCCTCAGTTACTTTAGATATGTCAGTTTCAGAAATCGAGACTACAGCGATGGGGGATGACAATATCACGAGAATTGGGGGCCTAAAGGACGGGAGTCTTTCACTTGAGCTGCACCAAGATTTTGCTTCGTCAGAAACTGACGCAACAATTAATGGCGCATTCGGTAGCGTTGTTTCTTTCGTCGTAAAAGCAGACGCTGGATCTGTGGCCGCTACTAATCCAAGTTATACAGGATCAGTACTTGTTTCACAGCACACTCCAGTTGCTAACGGCGTAGGGGAACTCGCGACTCAAAGTTTGACATTTCCTCTTTCTGGTGCCGTAACACGCGCAACAAGTTAGGTTGAGATATACGTAAAGAAAAGGGACCCTCTAGGGTCCCTTATCTTTTATGTATTTAGTTTAGAGTAAGCCGAGTTTTTTATCTCTAGCTTCTCTTAATCTTTCTATTTTAAAAGAAACTTCTTCTCTTTGGTCGCTTAATTTGTTTAATCTTTTAAATAAATTTTTATAAGCTTCTGTATTTTCCTCACATTTATTATAAAGATATTGCATTTTTCGACCAATTTCTTTAGCTTCGTCGTCCATTTTTTGCCATTCTTTTTTGGCTTCTTGTATTTCGTTCATTTCTGTCCTCCGTTTGTTTAACTTATATATATATTATAGGCATGTTTTAATTTATATGTAAAGAAATAAAATAAAAAAAAATAATAAAAATACACTACATTAATATAAAGTATGGTATAATTTTTATATAAAAAAAAACGGAGGAAACAAATGAAAGTTGAAAAAACTTGTGAATGCGGTTGTGATGTCAGAGGATTTGACCTTTATACATTAGAGGGGTATAAAGAAAACCTTGAAAAATATACATTTACAGCAGCAGGAAGCGGAAAAAAAGTAACTAGTTACACACACCATAATGGCCAAGAGCATATTTTAAGTGTTGAAATTGGTTATTTTGATAATAAAGAAGAAGCAATTAAAGAAGGAAAAGAATTAATTAAAAAATACATTAACTCAAATGTTGAAGAATTTAGTATCTGGGGAGATGATAAAGTTTTTGAATTAATAAATAAATAAGTTAAAAGAAACGGAGGACAAAAATGAATTGTTATTATTGCGGAGATATTGCAACAAAAGTTAAAAAAATTAAAGTTGTATATTTTACAGACAGTATTTCAAAACCAGTAAAGCCATTATGTGATGATCATTTTGACGATACGCCAAAAATAAATTAAAAAATTGTTATAATTAAATAAACATAAACAAATAAAGAAAGGATTTAGCTTTCCATCTTTAAGACTTTATGTCAGAAAAGCGCGCTGCCTCCGCTGCGCGTTTTTCTTTTATGTACCCTAATTCAATTTAAAATACTATAATCAAAGCATGGCAAGAACAGAAGTAAAAGGTTTAAACGAAGTTAGGAAAGCATTAAGACAAATGGATCCTGAATTAGTTAAAGAGTTTAAAACTCAATTTAAATCAGTTGGCGAGGAAGTTGCTGCAGATATTAGGCCTAATGTACCGGTTTCAGACGGTAAAAGAATTAACGGCAGAAGAGTCGCAGGAGGAAGAGCTAAAAAATCTTATAAAGCAACGCAAGCTGGAACAACTACTTTTGTACAAATGGGATCAAATACAACTGCTAAATATGTGCCTTGGTTGGATTTTGGTGGAACTTTAGAGCCAACTGGAAATAGAAGGAATACTCAAGTTAGGCCGTTTAAAAAAGAAGGTCGTTATTTATATCCCGGAATTGCTGAAAATAGTGAAAATATAACTGAAGCTGCAGGCAAAGCTTTTGATAATGCAAAAAGAAAGGCGAAATTATAATGGAAGAGTTTGATCTTAAAGTTGTTTTATTAGACGGATCTGAATTTACATTTAGTTTAGAAATGTTTGATTTAATAGAATATGAAAGAAAATTTAAAAAACCTTCATCAAGATTAGAAGAAGGATATTTAGAAGAGTTGTTATTTATTGCATATACTCATCTTAAAAGAAAAGAAAAAATTACGCAAGATTTTGAAGGGTTTGCGCAAGAAGTTAAAACTGTTACAGGAAACGAAGCTAACTTGGGAAAAGACCAAGAGGCGGAGTAATTGACACGATTGCAGCAATAGCGTCTGAAACTGGCATTCCGCCGCAGAACTTAATGGCCTTAGACTATGATATTTATAAAGCGATCTTAGACTATTTAGAAGATCGTAACAGAAGGAACAAGCATGGCAGGTAGGCAAGTTAAAGTTGCCATTATTGGTGACGCAAAACAATTCAATAAAGTTTTAAATGAAACATCAACTAAATTAGGAAGATTTGGATCTGATGTAACCGAAGTAGGAAAAAAAGCAATCAAAGGTTTTGCTGTTGCAGGAGCGGCAGTTACAGGTTTTGCAGCTAAATCTATTGGAGAACTAAGCACATTCCAAGCAGGAATGAATGAAGTCTTTACGTTGCTTCCGGGAATATCCGGAGACGCAATGAAAGAAATGACAAAGCAAGTAAAGCAGTTTTCAAAAGATTTTGGAGTTTTGCCTGAGGATGTAATACCTTCTCTTTATAATTCTTTATCAGCTGGCGTTCCGCCTGATAATGTTTTTGCATTTTTAGAAACAGCAAACAAATTAGCTAAAGGTGGAGCAACAGAATTAGGTACCGCAGTTGATGGTTTATCAACAGTAATTAATGCGTTTGGCGCAGATGTTATAGACGTTGGAACAGCTTCAGATTTAATATTTACAGCTGTTAAAGGTGGTAAAACAACGGTTGATGAAATATCAAGATCTCTTTTCCAAGTTGCTCCGGTTGCTGCAGGTTTAGGAGTTGAGTTTGGAAATGTTACTGCTGCTTTAGCAACATTAACAGCTTCAGGTACTCCAACAAGCGTAGCTGCAACTCAGTTAAGAGCGGTATTTGCAGAACTATCAAAGCCAACAAGTAAAATTTCACAAATATTTGGCGATCTAGCAGGAAAAGATTTTGCAACATTTATTAAAGAAGGCGGCAATGTAAAAGAAGCTTTAGATCTAATTGCTAAGTTTGCAGATGAATCTGGAGTTTCAATGTCAGCATTTTTCGGATCCGTTGAAGCTGCTGGTGCTGCGCAAGTATTAACAGGAAAAGGCGCAGATAAATTTGCACAAGAATTAGAAGCGGTAAATAGTGCAGCTGGCGCCACGAATGCAGCTTTTGAACAAATGGAAAAAGGTTTGCAACCTACTATTGATCGTATAAAAGCAGCTGGACAAGTTTTAATGTTAGATATTGCAGAAAAAATAGTTCCGATCGTAGAGCCAGCATTAATTAAAGTTAAAGAAGCTTTTGATATTATATTGCCAGCTATTGATAAAGTAGTTGCAAAAATTCAAGAATTTACTACTTCAGGGCCGTTTGTTGAATTTGTTGATAAAGCTAGAACAAAATTAGAAGAATTACAAAAAGCTATTCAACCGGTAATTGATCGCATAAAAGAATTTTTTGATGAAAATCCAAGATCTAAATTTGCTGCTATAGCTGCAACTATAGGGACTTTATTAATTCCTATTATATTTGCTTTAATTTCTGCATTTTCTGTTTTATTTAGCCCGATCGTATTAATTACCGGAGCGATCGCTGCATTAGCTGCAGGATTTACTTTTGCCTATGATAATGTCGAAGAGTTTAGAAATTTTGTAGATAATTCAATAAAGTTTTTGAAAGATCTATTTCAAAGATTTGTTGCGTTTTTTCAGTCTGATGGTTTTGTTGCTGCGTTTCAAAAAGGTTTAGCGATCGTAAAAGTTAATTTTGATATGATCAAAAACGTTATTAATGGAGTTGTTGGATTTATTAAAGCACTTTTTAAAGGTGATGTTGGAGAAGCCGTTGATATGTTAAAACACACTTTTAAAGGATTATTAACTTTTTTTAAATCAGATTTTAATTTATTTAAAGTATTAAAAGATTTATTTTTCAACGCTTTAAATAAATT